CACAGGGAATGACATTTTCTTTTGGTGCAGAAGTAGATAATGATCAAGCAGGAAACAATCTAGCAGATACTTGGTCAATAAAATTAGAATTGTTTGATTCAGATGATTCATCATTGGGTAGTACTGAAATTGGTAGTACTGTAATATTTGCCCCAACTATTAGAACTGGTGCATTAGAAATAGATTCTGGTAATGTCGTTAATTCTGGTGTGTTAACTATATTTGGAAATACAGCTCTTAATGGCGATCACAGATTTGGTCCTTTCTTTAATGATGTATTTACTACCTTTACCTATAACGAAATAGAAGAGACAATTACTACAGCATTAACATACGATACTCTCATTACTAATATTAGCTGTGAAGTTCTAAACACATGCGCTGTTATAAGCACATCTACAGCAGATGATATTGCAACAGGAACAATTGATATTGTTAGTGATACAAGCGTAGCAGAAACAACTATATCTGCACCTGTTGTAGTTGTGCCATTACCAACAGTTGTTGCCTCAGTAGAAACTACTTTAGAAGTTGCTGAAATAGCACAGATATCGGAGATAACAAATGATACAGCAAGTACATCTGATACAGGAACATCTGTGGAGTCAGAATCAGTCTCATCATCCCTTGAAGTTGAACCAGAAGCAGAACCAGAAGTCAAACAACAAGTTGCTCAAGAAAAACAGAGTGCAAAATCCAAAGTTTCCATTGTTGAGCCCAAAAAATCTGGAAGTTCTGCTCCGTCTAGAAGTTCTAATTCGAGCACTCAGTCAAAAGGAAAAAAGACTACTGTCAAACAGAAGGCAGCGGTAAAGAAGAAGGCTATGTCAAAGGCTGGAAATAAAGCAGTTAAGAAGATGGGCAACAAAAAATACTCCGATACCAATCAAATAAAAACACTTGTTATTATGCAAGTGTTGGGTAACACAAAGAGTTTCTTCAATACTCAAGCGCAACTGAAAGATACACCTAATTTCTTTAGTGACAGATCAATACCTGATAATAATATATCAGATAACAACTATACATCTTATTTTTTATTTGGTGGCAGTGACAGTGATCACGATGCATTAATAGGAACCCAGTATAGGAGATAATCATGGCTGAAGTAGAATTTGCTGGAGTAAAATTTAAAGGCGGTAAAATGATTGCTATCGTTATGGCATTATCGACTCTGGTTGGTGGTCTATATGGTGCGTTTGAAGTGTATAAAGATTATATGGATATGAAAGAAAAAATAGAAAGTTATCAAGCACCAGATTTGTCTGACTTTAAACAAAAACTTGCAGTGTTGCATGGTGAGATGGTAGCACTTAAAGAGATGGAAAATATGATAAAACAATCAGCCAATGATGCAAGAGATTATACAAAAGATATAAAAAGAGACTTAAAAGAAGAAATACATCATATGTCAAAACAGGTGGATGATATAGAGAAGCGTGGTAAAGAAGCGTTTCGTATGGTAAGAGAAAGTGTTGATACTAACGATACAAAAGTTCGCAAGTTAGTGACAGATAGTAGTGATCGGTTTGATAAACGCAGAGAGCAATTACGAAACGATATGGATAATCTTGAAACTCGTATTAAGAGCGAGATGAAAAATTTAAAGGGTGAGATAAATAATAAGATAAAGAAAGCATTGGAAAATCCTTTAGCAAATATGAGGAAATAACATGATTGTAGAAAGTATGGCTGCATTTGCACTTGTAAAAGGTGCCGTCGATGCTGTAAAGTCCGCTATTGATACAGCTGATGATGTAAAAGGTATTTACTCTGGACTCGACTCGCTATTCAAACACCGTGATGCTGTAGCAAAAGAAGTAAAGAAAAGCAAACAAGTTAAACCCAAAAGCAAATTGAGCCTTTTCTTTAATAAAAAAACAAACGAAGATACAGAAGACGATCTTAGTGTTGGTAATGTTGCGGCCATGGTGTTGGAACAGAAGAAAATAGACCGGGACATCTTAAACTTGGGTATTCGGATCGACAACAAGTTTGGATTAGGAACATGGACAGAGATTATAGAGATGCGTGAGAAGATGATTGTAGAACGCAACATAAAGCGTAAAAAACTGAAAGAAGCTACTGAAGAACGCATCAAAGAAAAAAATGCGTTTTGGGACAGGGTTCTTTACATTATGGGTGAAATTGGCAAGGTTATTATAGTTCTATTAGTATTTAGTATGGTTGTCTATTTTATATGGATAAACCGCGCTGGTTCAGAACCAACATTGATTGTTGAATCTTCAAAAAACATTGTTTTTATTGAAAATAACCCTTGACTTTATTATGAAAATAAACTATAATTAGTATAATAGGGATTAACACTTGATAGGAAACTATATTATGACAAACAATGAAATGAAATTACATACTTTAAACGAAATGGCCAGTCATGTAGCTTGCTTTACTCAGAAATTACAAGTTCTTGAAGCGTTAGATGGAGACAATACAACATCTGGTGCTTTTGATCTACGCGATCAATTGACTTCCTTAACGCAAACTATGGGTGATTTGGACAAAGAGGTTTCTCGGGCAATAGCAGTTGTTCCAGAAAAATGAAAATAACCCTTGACTTATGTAATTAAATAGGTTATTATTGTTATATTGATTGATGATGAGGGATGTGAATGAAAAAATACTTATTGGTAATACCTGCGATTTCGTTAGTTGCATTCTCAGCAAGTTTTATTCTTGCTGAGGAAAAGGTTAGCCCTCCTATAGAAGTTCTTGAACCAGTTGTTGAGGCTGTTGTGGAGCCTGAAATTGTAGAAGAGAAAACAGATCCCGAGCTGATCTGCCTTGCCATGAATATATATCATGAAGCAAGGAACCAATCTATAGCTGGACAAATGGCTGTGGCACTGGTAACTATCAACCGTATGAACGACCATCGTTACCCCAATACAATATGCGAAGTTGTAATGGAAGGTCCGACCAGAGTATCTTGGAACGACAAAACAAAAGAATACCCTATTAAACACCGTTGTCAATTTAGTTGGTTTTGCGATGGTCTATCTGATACTGTAAAAGATTTTGATACGTTTATGAATATAACAAAACTTGCAGATATTATTATAACTCAGCTTGTGGTAGATATTACTGATGGTGCAACACACTATCATGCGGACTATGTTAAGCCAGCTTGGGCTGCAACAAAGACACGAACAACAAAGATTGATGATCATATTTTTTATAGATGGGAAAAATAAATGCTCGATACAAAGAACTTCTCAATAACAATTGAAAAAGTTGTTAATGAATTAAAGATACCATATATGGATGCCATATGCTGGTACTGCGATAAGAATGAAATTGAAGTTGAAACAGCGGCAAAGCTAATCAATACAAAGATTAAACAGTGTATTGCTCTTGAAGCAAGTGACCTCAACCTCATGAAAGAAAAGATTAACAGTCTGCCAGTATGATTATGTATGATGTAAATGAAGGATTTGATGCGTATAAAACATATCTCGCTCTGAAGCAACACTTCACGAGCGATTATGACTACTTTAAATACAACGGTAAGGTACGTGCTAAGTCCGAATCTTTTTTGAAAAGAAACGATAAGTTCTTTTTTAGAAAGCTACAAAAGAAATACTCTAAGGATGAGCTTGTTGAGTTCTTTGTTAGTAATTTTATTGTGGGTGGAAACAATTGGATTGGTAATTTAATATCAAAAGAAAGCGAAGATAATTATGCAAATTGGCGAAAGAGTTCTGAAAGTATTACCTATAATTTTCATAACGACCTACGTTGGTTGTCTGATTATTGCAGCGAAAATGATATATCAGCTAACGATCTTATTGTTGTAGATAAGAACGATCATCCAATTCTACTTAAACTTTTTCTTCAAAACAAAATAACAACAGAGACAGTCATCATTCTTGATAGCGTTCTTGGCTTTGTTCGATATTGGAATGCTAAGATAGATGACATTATTTGGGATGAGAAAAAGAAGTTATTGAATAATTATAAATCATTCGTACGGTATGATATCGACAAATGTAAACAATTAACAAAGGAGACATTACTATGAATAAAATTATATTATCATTAGTAGCTCTTGGCTTTTTAGGTGCTTGTGCTCCTAGTGGCGTATGGAGTAAAGCTAATGGCAAGCCAGAATATGTATGGATTGGTTGCCACGATGTAGTTATTAATCCATCTGACACTGGTGAAATAGCTTTTGGACCTTTTGGTTTGAAAGTTGATAAGATTTACTTGAAGCAAGTAAACAAAGATGGATCTGTTACTCCTACAACTACAGGAGTACCTTGTGAACAATGAAGTTGAAAGATACGTTGGTGAACTCCGAGAGCTTCGCCAGCGGGTAGCGGATCTTGAACAAAGATTAGGTATACCGAATGCCTTTAATGCTACAACAAACGAACCATTTTTTTATAATGTTTTAAAAGAAAGAGAAAAAAAAGATTGACATTTACTACTAAGTATAGTATATTTAATATAGTGATTATGAGCTAAAGTGGATAAAACGAAATACAACGAAATACAAAACATAAGGATACGAAAATATGACTACATCTTTCGCCGACCTTAAACGGTCAAGCAAATCTACCTACGATAAAATCATCCAAGAAACTAGTAAACTTCAGTCTAACAACCAAAGTAAGAATGAACGCGATCTACGGTTCTGGCAACCTGAAGTTGATAAAGCTGGTAACGGTTATGCTGTTATTCGTTTCCTTCCTGCACCAAAAGGTGAGGATATCCCTTGGACTCGTTTGTTCTCTCATGGTTTTCAAGGTCCAGGCGGTTGGTACATTGAGAACTCTCTTACTACTCTAAACGAACAAGATCCAGTTGGTGAGTATAATACTACTCTATGGAATCGTGGTGATGAAGCTGGTAAGGAACAGGCTCGTAAGCAGAAGAGACGTTTGAGCTATATCGCTAACATCTATATGGTTAAAGATCCATCTCATCCTGAGAATGAAGGTAAAGTTTTCCTTTATAAGTTTGGTAAGAAAATCTTTGATAAGATCAATGAGAGCATGTCTCCTGAGTTTGAAGACGAATCTCCTGTGAACCCATTTGATCTTTGGGAAGGTGCTAACTTCAAGATGAAGATTCGGAATGTAGAAGGCTATCGCAACTACGATAAGTCCGAGTTTGATTCAGCATCTATTCTCTCTGAAGATGATGATGTTATGGAAAAAGTTTGGTCCTCTGAATATTCCCTAAAGGAATTTGCGGATCGCAAAAACTTCAAGAGCTACACAGAGCTACAAGCTCGGCTTAATCGTGTTCTTGGAGCAACAGCGGTATCGTCCGCCGCGTCTGAAATAGAAGATGATGTTATGCAATCTTCTCCGGCTCCTCAAAAAGCCGCGCCTCAAGTTAAAGAGGAAGCTGCTCCCTGGAGCGAAGAATCTTCTGATGACAGTCTAGACTTCTTTAAGAAGTTAGCTGAAGAAGACTAAGCAAAAGCATCATTGCTTTTCAAGGGGGGATCCGTTGGGTTCCCCCTTTTTTATGTACTATAAATTGGATAGGTGCCACCACGCATTTGAGATGGTCTTGCTGATACTTTTGGGGCGTTTTGAGTATTGTTTACAACATTAGTGTTTGTTGTTTGTTGATTGTTATTAGTTGGAGCAACAACCATTGATCCACTAGCAGATGATCTTTGCCCATCAGCAACAGCAGTTGACCCAGCGTTTACTGCTTCAGCTTGTATTTTTGGTTGGAACCCTAAAATATTATTTATCTTTTGTATCGCCCCAGTCACTTCATCTAGTTTTAAATCTGGTGACAAAATACCTTTACCAAAATCAATACTACCAAAAAAACCAGTATCAACTTTTCCGCCCTTTGCTAATCCTTCCATAAGAGGCACTGCTGCTCCTAATTTTTTAGCAAGACCTTCAAAGTCAACATCGCCAGAATTAATCTTAATAGAAGAAAAGGAAGATAATGCTTCGCCTATTTTTATCAATGAATCAGAAACACTTGTCAACTCTGCTGCTTTATCTGTAAGTTTCAAAATTCCAGTAATTGGGCTTTCTTCACCAGAAATGAAGTTAAGAATAGATTTACCAACACCAGACAACGATTCTAAGAATGTCGCTCCAGTCCACATTTTTAATCCACCAGAAAGTTCAGTAAAAACTTTTGATACAATTATTGATTTTTTTAATGCGTCATCACTACCAAGTCTCTCGTTCATGTCAGAAGCAGCATCTGTAAGGTCAGTTATTGTTCCTTTACCTACAAAGTTAGCAGCAAGCCCAAGCCCAGTTATAGACTTTAATGGTTCATTGATTACTTTTAATCCATCAGCAACTTCTGATAGTCTATCAACTTCTGTTTTATTTAAATGTGTTACTCCATCGCCAATATCTTTTAATGAATCTGAACCAGCAAAATTTCCTGCTAAAGCAGATTTTATAAGTTCGAATAAGTCTTTATCAAGCGCTTTCATTCCAGTTGCAACTTCTGATAGTCTATCAACTTCTGTTTTATTTAAAGCAGTGATACCAGATGCAAGGTCTGATATTGCTTCATCACCAACCAAGTTCGCTACAACCCCTGCTTTTGCAAATTCTGCTAACGGTTGATGAATTCCCTCCATACCTTCAGCCATATTTTTAAATTGACCTAGATCAAAGGTTTTAGAAACATCAGATAGTTTTTGCATACCACCTGCTAAGTTTGTCATGTCGGGGACTATCTTTGTTGATATAGCCCCACTGAGTTTATCAAAGAAAGAACCTGCACCCATAGCAGACATGAAAGCATTAAGACCTTCACCAGCCTCTATCATCTTTCCTTTGTCAACATTCATTTTGTTGAATTTATCCACTCCATCAGCAATGTTGACAAGATCGCCTGTAAGGAATGTTAATACCGCGCCAAACCATCCTTCTTTTGTTGTATTACCAACATTTTCTAAAAATGTTTTTAAACCCACACCAACTGACTTCAAATTTTCCATATCAATTTTTTTACCGACTTCATCTAATCCATCGATACCATCACCAATATCGTCAAGACCTTTGCCGATTTCTTGTGCGCCTTTGCCTGCTAACCAAGTAACACCACCAAGACCACCAAGAAATGCAAGAAGAGCAGCACCACCAACAGCAGTTATTGGGTTTGCAAATGTACCTAAACCGATTGACAATGCAGTAAGTCCAGGTCCAAGAACCATTAATCCAGCGCCCATCCCAGCTGCACCAAGACCACCAAGTAATCCACCTAATCCAGAAAGAGCACCACCAGCGGCTTGTGATGCGCCTTTCATTATACCAGGAGTTTTTCCAGCACCACCTTTTCTGCCTTTTGTTAATGCTTTATCGGCGTCTAGAAGTTTCTGTTGCTTCAATGCATCTGTTTGCCCAGTGATAGCATCAGCAGTTCTATCTGTATTATCGACAATTTGTTGTAATGGAGCAAGAAGAGCTTCTTTTGCTCCTTTAATTGTGTTCGGACCTGCACCGCTACGAGTATATTTGTGCATGTCTCTAACTTTATCAATTACATTCTGGAAATCTGCCATTGTTTTATTTTCTTTGTTCTAGTTTTTTGTTTTCTTCTTCAAGGTAATGTATCAGCAATGATATATAAATTTCTCTTTCAAATGGAATCATATTTTCTAACTCAGTCAAACTATATTTGTGGTGCTGCATTAGTCCAAAATTAGTTTGATAGATATTAATTAAACTATCATGACCGAGCGCTATATAAAAAAACTTTGTAAGCCCTCAAGTTTAATAGTTTCTGTTTCATTACATTCTTTACATGTCCAAGTAATCTCGTGAGATAGTTTTGGCATTGTGTTATAAAAATTCTGTACTTTAATAAACTGCTCTTGAGTCAAACTTTCCATAAAATCTTCGATTTCTTTTTCAGTGAAATCATCGTATACAGTATCTTCGTCAAAAATACACTCTACAGATTTTAATAATATTTTGAAAACATTATCAACCATATCAGTGGAATTACTCAAAGAAAGAACATCGTTCAGACTAGGAGATTTCATTTTAATTCCAATTTTATCAGTAATTTGAATAACTTTTTTATGTTTTTCGTCAAATTTAATTTTTATTTTTTCTAAATTAAGTTTATATGGAGTTTGATATTCACATTGACTGTTGTTATGTTTTAAGTTAATATCAATAATTTCCCCTACGGATTTTGATCTTAGTTTAATAAAAATAAATTCAACATCATACGTGGTAAATTTATCAACATTAACTCCTGGTGTTATAATACAAGAATCCATAATCTGTAAAATTGCATTCTTAATATCATTTGCTTCTCCACTCTCAAGAGCCATATAAAGAATTTTCTCTTCCTTGACAAGGAACGGTCTAAAAGTAATTGTTTCTTTCGTAGAAGGTATTTCTGTTTCATATTCAGGGGTAACTAATTTTGGCAAAGCCATAGTATATTTCTCCACATTATATTAAAAGTTAATATCAAGTCCAGATTTTTTAAGTTTAGATGCTTGTGATCTTAACATTCTCATTCCCTCTCCTTTGAGGAATTTTTGAGGGTTTAGAAGTTGTTGTAGACTAATATGTTTTGCAGGTCTACCACCAAACTTCTCTGTTACCTGAGCTGTTTGACCGCCAAGATTTTCGTTTCTTTCTTCAAAATACCGGAACGTCATAGTTACGTTCATTTTTTGAATTTCGGTTTGACCCCAAGATAATGACAATGGTTGTACGTTCATCGGATACGCATCAATAAGATCAACAGCATATGTACGGAAACCAGATGGATCTAGTTGATATATCGATACTCCTTGTTTACATACATAATCATCATAATACCCAACATCGAACATATTTTTTCTAGTGGCTTCGTTGTTTCCTATTTCTTTTTTTCTATGTTTCCCAACAATAAGATCCTGCCAAGACATAAAGAAATCACGTTCTCTTAAATCTTCGCTACAAATAATAACCATCTCAATTTCAACTGTGTTTGCCATTCCACCTATTTTATAAGGATAGCCATAATCTTTATAATCAATTGGTTGTACTGACCTCATTGGCAGACTTGTAGATTCCAAACGAAACTGTAAACTCGAGGAAACTTCGTTTAACCCAAGAATACTTTTAGTATCGATTACACACTCGAAATCAGACGAACGAGCTATACCACTTTTGTTTAACTCGGCGGTAAATTTGTTTATGTCAAAACCCATCTTATCGTCCTCTTATTTCAGCGCGACTATCTTTCCAGACCTGAGACTTTGATGCTTTTTCGAAATTCTCTAGTGGTAAGAATAAAGCCATGTCCCAATCTGATGAAGATATCTCTAGAAATCTACTTCTTACGTGTTCGTTCAGATACATTTTAAATGTTGGTCTGAATACTTTGCTTATACCTTTAAGGATTTGATAACTAATCTTCAGCTTAGTTCCTTCATCATACTTCGTATTTGATGCTAAATCATACAGAGCATCCATTAGTTTAGCTCTAAGCGGCAACGGTAAGTAATGCATGTTAATACCATGGAACCCACCAGCAACATTCTGAACTTTAAATATGAGTGGAAATCTATCGTAATATGGTAGCGTTTTTTTATGCTTTGGGTCATATGTAAAGAAATACATCTTACCAATCGCAGCACG